GATGAAAAGTTTTACAAAGAGTCTTTAATGATGGCTATTCTCGATGAAACAAGAGATGAACCAATTGATGAAATAACGGCTGACGTTGAAAGACAAGAGCGTGGCTATCTGATTACGTTTACAACAACTAAAATAGGAGTTACATAATGGCTATTCAAGGACATACTGGATCAGTTCAGGTCGGTTCTGCTACTATGGGTAATGCTAAGGCTTGGTCTTTAGATATCTCACAGGAAACAGCTGACGTTACTGACTTCGGTTCATCTGGCTGGAAAGAATCTGCCGCGACTTTAAAATCGTGGTCTGGTTCAATTACAGCTATTTTTGATGCTACTGGTACATCTGAAGGTTCGTTGACATCTGCTTTAACTGGCGGAACAACCTTAGCTTTGGAATTACACGCTGGTGATACAACTGATGTAGAAGCATACGATAAGTATTCTGGTACAGCTAATATCACAAGTATGAGCATTACAAATGATGTGAACGGTATTATCGAAGCTACTTTCAATTTTGAAGGTACTGGCGCAATAACAATCGCATAACATTTAAGGGCTTTAATTAGCCCTTTTTTACTATATGGATAAATTATTAAAAGCATTAGAGAAAGAGTCTAAAGATATTCGTTCGGCTGATATTGTAGTAGGTAAGAAGGTTCATAAAATCTATTACCGTATTATGTCTGGCGATGACCATTCAAGGGCATTAGAACTATCTAAAAAGACTAAGAACGTTAAAGAGGTTGATGGTTCAACAACTGAATTAACTTATTATGACGACGATTTACTACGCAGTCATATAATCTACTTTCAGCTACTCAATAAAGATGGTGAACGTGTTTTTAATAATTTAACTAAAGTCAAATGGATTAAAGATAATATAACTTATGAAACCGCCAGTTATTTAGCGGCTGTAATGGGTTTAAAATCAGTTAGTGAAATCGTTGAGGAACAACAAGAAATACTAAAAAAGATGAATGGCTAAAGGCGAAGGCATATCTTGCCTTTGAACTTCATAAGACCATATCAGAAATCAACGCCTTACCGATGTCAGAAATTGGTACACTATTAGCATACAAAATCCAGACCAATAAGGAAGCAGACTATGGCGAATGAAAAGATTGAAATTGATGTACTGGTTAATGGTAAACCAGCATTAAAAGCAATTGATAAGGTTGATAAAAAGACCGAGAAGTTAGGCAAAACAACTAAGAAAACTGGAAAGGATGTTGACGGTGTTTTAACTAAGATGAGAGCTGGTTGGATTGCTGTTGGTGTGGCTACTGCTAAAGCTGTTAGTGCTGGTAAGACATTTGAAAGAATGTCGCTTGGCTTAACTAAATCTCAGAAAGAGTGGGCAAAAGAAACAGCATTATTAACTGATATTACTGCTGACCAAGTTGCTGGATTCTTAAAGTCTGCACAAACTGCTGGACTTGCTGAAGATAAGATGAAAGACTTAGCTAAACAAGCTATTGCCCTTGGTTACGCATTTCCGCACGAATCTGCTGAAACACTTCACGACAACTTAGTAATGTTGCACAGAACAGGTGAAGCACAAGGTTTTGTTGTTGATATTCTTGAACAGAAGTATTCTGCAATGGGTGAATCAATTGTAAGTCTTGATTTAAAGACTAAATCAGTTGCTGATAAAATAGCATTAGTTGGTCAAGTTGCTGAAAAATCTCAAGGTCAAATGGATGCTTCAGAATATATAGAATTAGAAAAAGCATCTGGTACATTAAAAAATACCTTAATTGATTTAGGTAATGCTTTTGTTACTATGTTTGATGCTATTGGCGGTAATGTCGCAATTGAAGGTACATCGGCATTATTTAAATTACTTGAAGCTGGTGGTAAGAGTGCAAAAGCACTATGGAATGATACTAAAGAAAATCAATTAGCGGCGGCTGAGGCATCATTAAAATATCGCGATGCTATGGAAAAGCTGACTGGAAATAAAACTTGGTCAACAGAATCTGAAGAAGCCGCAGTATTACGAAGTGCTATTCACAGCATTAACAAAGAATTAAAAGGCACTCAAAAAGAATTTAAAGGACTCAAAGTTATTGTATCTGCTGGTGCTGATAGTCTTTGGGATTGGACTGATACACTGAAAGAAAAATTAAGAGGTGTAGGACAAGGTTTATCTATTTTTGCTCGTAAAGGCAAATCTGAATTGGATACATTACGCGGTGTTGGTGAAAAGGTTGGTCAAGGTATTGAAGATGCCTTTGTTAATATGGCTACTGGTGCTAAAACTTCATTTAAGGCAATGACACAATCAATTATTGCTGATTTAATTAGAATAGCGGTCAGAAAAGCAATTATTGCGCCATTAGGTAGTTTATTAGAATTTCATACTGGTACTGCTGAAGTTAAACATACTGGCGGTGCTATTGGTTCAAGTAAGATACCTTCATTTCATACTGGCACACGTTCTGATGAACGATTAGCTAAATTACAAGTTGGTGAAGCTGTTATTAATCGTGGTGGTGCGGCTAAAAATAGAGCGTCAATTGAAGCAATGAATAAAGGATATGCGGTGGGCGGTAATGGCGGCAATATAACTACTGCTGAAATTAACTTTAATGTTCAAGCAATTGATGCCGCTTCTTTTAATTCATATCTTGTTAATAACAAAGGTACAATTGAGGGTATTATTAATTCATCTTTAGCGAGCAACGGTTCAGTTAGAAGAACCATCAAACAAGTGGTCTAATGAATAATCTAACAAGCACGATATTAGCTAACCACAGCAATATCCAAGCAGAAGAACGAACTAAACAAGGTCAAGCGATCGAATTTAATTCTGGAAAGAATCAACGTGTTATTGGTTCATCAATCCCAGCGTTAGAAATGACGCTCACTTATAAGAACATCACACTTGTTAATTTTGAATTATTAAGAGGCTTATACGAAGCAAATCACGCTAATACATTCATTGTTGATGCTGATGATATAAATGATTTACGACCAGATGTTATGGGGCTTAATTCTTCAGTTTGGGCGTTTAAAGAGTTCAAATTTCGCGCTACTGCTGATACTTTATTCAATGGAACGATTACCCTTGTATCAAGCGTATTCTTTAACTATACGCAATATACTGCGGCACTAACTCAATCGTCAACATACTCACCAGTAACATCAACTAATACTGATTTTGATACTTTATTAGATAGCGCACAACCATATCAAGTTGAATATGATTATGTAAGCAACTCAATTTTTAGTAATATTGGTCAATCAGTTAGACACATTAAAGATAAGGGCGGTTTAAGACGTAAATGGAAGCTATCTTGGTTATTAAATGAAAGCCAATTTTTATTAGTTCAGAAGTTCTACCGTCAAAAAGCTGGAATTATGGGTAGCTTTGGTATTCCAGATCGAGGCTATAAACCACACCAATACAATACGGTTGAATTGTTTGATGAAACGACAACTTATATTGAAGATTACACTGATTATTTTGCTGATGATTATTTAGAAAATGAGGGTGAATTTATGCTTGTTTTATCTGGTACTGGCACAGAAGTTGATGATGGTTTATTCAGTAAGACTAACGCACACTTTATGAACGATACGTTTGAATTTACAAGACGAGTAGATAATATGTATATCTGTTCGGCTGATATTGTAGAGGCATTATGAGTAAAACGATAACTAATGACGTAAGAGGTGATGATACATTTGCAATACTTCATTTATTTGAATTTGATATGTTCACACTGGCTAACGTCTTTGATGAAACACTGCGTTTCACAGACCACGATATATTCGTTAATGATGGTACGAATGAATTCACGCCTTTAGCTATATCATTTGATAAATTAGTTGAAGATTTTAGTATGTCATCTGATTCAATTAGCGTATCCATTGATAATATTAATGGTGCTTTAACAACTAAAGCATTAGCTTCTGAATGGCGCAATAATAGGTGTAAGATAACACGGGTTATTTATACTCCAGCATCTGAAACTATTGGCTCTGATGTTTATGAATTTGGCGTTACTGATAATTCATCAACAACCTATCCAAGACTTGAAATTGCTTCTTTAACTAAAGATTCATATGTTTTATTTGAGGGTGTAATAGATACCTTTTCGGCTACTTCACAAGCACTACAAGGCACTTTAACAACACAATTCACACATTGGGGTAAACCACACCCATCAAGAACGTATAATCAAAACGAATTTACAACAATTATTGATGCTATGACTGATGTTGTTTACTGGGGCAGACCAACTGATCCTAATATATGATGACTAATTGTTTCACGGTTGTAATTCAATATCTTAGCTTACGCTATCCGTTGCCGCAAGGATGGAAAGATTATAAACTTGATGTCAATAATATGGATGAATTTGTCAAGGATGAAAAAAGATTTTTAGCTAAACGATTACATATTGGTTTTTTTAAGAGTTTTTGCAAGAAAGTAAAGACTGCTAAAAAAGACGATATAGTGCTAACTAAAACTTCGGTTGGTTGTGCCATTAATCAATTCACTTACTGGGTTTATAATGAAGATTTAAACCGCGTAACACATAAACAATTAGATAATGATTGTTTAATAATGAGGGTTCAAAATGGGTAGCAAAGTAAAAGCGGCTATTGGTATCGGATTAGCTATATTCTCTGGCGGCATTTCAACTTTCTTACTTGGTGCGACTGCTGGAACTGTTGCTTTTGCTGGTATTACTTATGGAATGATTGCATCTGTTGCTATTACATTAGTCGGTGCTTCTTTAGCTGGTTCGGCATTATCACAAGACGTTGCTGATACGTTTGGAACTGAAAGCTATGCTGGTGTTAAATTACAAACACAGAAATCAAACGTTAATCCAGTGCCAATTGTCTATGGTGAGAATAGATTAGGTTCAAATATTATTTACCAAGAAAGTAATGAAGCAATTAATGGTGTTGATAATAAAGATTATTGGTCAATTCAAGTAATTAGTGAAGCTGAAGTTAATGATTATATGGTGCTGTATGCTAATAGTGATACGATGGTTGATAAAGGCTCTGATGTTCATACGTTAGTTTATACACACGTTAAGGCTTATGCTGATTCTGGTGCTACTGGGATGGCTTTATCTGGTGTTAGTTTTGCCAAAGACCAAGCTGGTGCAACACAAAC